AGAAGCTCAGACTTATATCGATACTTGTTATAAGTTCGGGCAGCATCTTGACAAAGAATTACGTGTAATTGAATACGTAGATTAACGGGAGAAGAGAAAATGATTTGGTTTACTATTTTAGTTATTTCTTTAATTTTTTGCATTGCTATTAGCGATGTTTATTCAAAAGTACACAAATTAGAAACAGAAATAAAATTTTTGCAAGCAGACATAAGAATTCAAAAAAAAATGAATGAATCAAATAAAGCTAATTCTAATACTTAATAGTGCGATCCAACCATACCGAGAGCATTCTCGATATGGTTTATCGAGTCAACCATTGGCATAAATTGGGATGTTATTGAAGCAACAGCAGATAAATTATTTTAAACTATTGACAGCATCGACACGTTTTAAATATATGTCGATAAATTAAAATATTTTAGACTGTTGACTTATATTTACAATCATATATAATAGTACTGTTGGTTCCCACTCCAACATTATCCACTAGGAGGCCTCGGCCTCCGTTTAATTAACAGGAGAAAAGAAATGAAAGCAATACAAGTAAAATACTTAGCACCAACAAACACTAAAGGCTCTCGCTACAAAGCATTTATTGGCGATGGTATTTCATTAACTATTGATCAAGATTACTCGCTGGATTATCCCGAAAACATGATGTTGGCCGCTAAAATGCTTGCTCAAAAATTAGAATGGAAAGGTGAATTTGTAGGTGGAACTTTGCCTAACGGCGACATGGTTTTTATTATGAAAAAATCTTATCGTGAATTCACGGCTTGAGGTAATAAAATGGAAACAGATATAGAAACTATACGCTTAAACATTGTTAGCCATGTTAAGCATTACATGGTTGTTAATAATAAAAGCTTTGGAGAGGTAGCCAAGTCTTTGAATATAAGTAAATCTTGCGCTTGGCACATGTGTTTTCACGAACAAACAAACCCAAAATTAACAACTTTACTAAAACTTGCTGAGGCGTTAAGTGTTAGCTTAGAAACATTATTAACCACCAAACCTATGATTAACTTATCCACAGAATCTGTGGATTTTTGTGTAGATAACTCAAAAGTCAATAAAAAAAACAAAAAAGGAGAGAAATGAAAACACTTGCTAAAGTACACATTCTGGGCATTGTAGGTCAAACGCCTGAACTTAAACAAGCAAAATCAGGATTGCCAATTGTGACTTTTCCAGTCGCAACGATGGTAAAAAGAAAAGACCCGAACGGCGAACCATTTGAAGCCACTTTGTGGCACAACGTTGTGGCTTTCGGAAAGACTGCAGAGAACGCATCAAAGATAGTTACCAAAGGCTCAAAGATATACCTAGACGGCTCTTTAGACTATCAAGAATACCAAGACAGCACAGGAGGTCAAAAACTCTCTACAAAGATTATGCTTAACGATTTCAGCATACTGCAAAAACCAGAGGAGAGATTAGGTAACGTTGCACCACGGAAAACAGTTACAAATGAGATTTACGACGGCATACCGTTTTAAGAAGGTGGGGAACAAGAAAGCGTGGAACTTGCTCCCCTATTTTGCTGCACACAAAGTATAACAAAATATTATTTTTTACCAAGTTGTTTTAACATATCGTTTAACGCATTTATAGCCACTACGGGCGACTTTTCTTTTTCTTGGTTGTGAGATATAAGTTTTGGTAAATCTCTCAATGTACCCCCATCAAAAACGGTTTGACAGGCTCTTTGATAGTAAACTTTAAACGCATCAAACTTTTTCTCTAATTCGTATATCCCAGTTTCGATTGCAGCATGATAAACCGCTTGATGTGACCAATTGCATGGATAATTGTATTTAACATCGTGTGCATTGCGACAAGCCTCTTTGTAAGCCTCAAACAATTCGGGCATGCCGTAGTCTTCAAGTCTTGGCTTACACCATTCAATAAATTCTCCGATGCTGGGTATCCAAGGCCTACCTAGCGCTCTAGCTTTTTTTAAACCAATCTGCAATTTAGCCAAAGTGTTTATGTCATTTTCAACTAAAGCAAGCAACCAGTTCTTTTTTGCTGATTCAAACTCTACTGCCGTCGGCCATGCTTTAGAAAATGCTGGAAATATACCAGCCAGTTTAGCAAATAAAGAGTTAATGACATTGTAAGACTGTTCATTAAATTTATCATTCATGTTATTTAATCCAATAAATTTTGAAAAAATGGATCTGATTCCATATCCTTACCCCATTGAATCGAATTATGATCTAAATGAGTGCTTGGCTTTTTAGCCATCGAATTTATAAACCAATCAGCAACAAAACCTTTCCACCCACAATTGGCATACATGTTTAAACATTCGTTTAAATCAAGTCCAGCATTTTTTAATTTCACTAATTCTTGATAAACCGCTTGCATGGCTTTTTTGTTTACCGATGCTTTGTTGGCTTTGCGTATCAAAATCAACTGCTCTAAAAACTCACTGGGTAAATTAAGAGAATTAATTTCTTCTAACTGTGTAAGTGTTGTTGATTTTTTTAAGGCAGGTAAATTTGTATCTTGGTATTCATACGGAACAATCTCGCTTGATGTGCTTGGAAGATTCTCCTTTGTTTTTTCTAAACACTCTTGAGCTTTCTGAATAACATCTGCAAACTCGTTTTTTGTAATAACGAAGTTATTATTTTCTTTTATATTATCTTTTATATTATATGTGGTGCACCCGTGCACTGGGGGTGGTGCAAATTTGCCCCTTGGTGCACCGTTGCCCCTAGGTGCATTTTTATCGACAGGGTGATATTCATTGCCGTATCTATCATAGAAAACATCAGCTTTTGATTCGTCAATCTCGTCAAAATCATGCTTTATTACTGGGACAATTATTCTGTCGCTGTTGGTTTTATTTGTGTATCTTTTGATATAGTCCAAGTCTTCAAGTTTTTTTAAACTTCTTTTAACCTTGTCTATCGAAATAAATTCGTCTGGACTAACTTTAATTTTTTCTCTTAATTGTGAATTTGTAATATCGATAACACGGCCAGCGCAATGTAAGGATACAAAAAACGCATAGAACAATTTATCTAACAAGTCTAAATTGCCATCAAGTAAATATCGCTCGTACAACACGATAAAAGTTTCCTTTTTCTTTGATTTAGTTACATCTGTTTGATTTAATGCTGAATTATTTTTGTTGTTATTTTTATCATTCATGATATAATTTACCCGTCCTGTTAGTAAAGTGATTAGCGTACGTCCTATTAGTAAAGTGATTAGTAATCATCCTACTTTTAAAGTTTGTTAATTGCTCATAAAGGCCAATTTGCGGTTGGCCTTTAATCTTATATTAAATCTCTTTCGTGTAAATCCCTCCCGATTTCAGATACTGCAATCGCTATCATTTGCAATGATTTTGGATAAAGTTTGCTGTCTCTATCACAGTAAACAGTTATAAAACCCTTGATTTGCTCAAGTATCAAAGGTTTTAAAATAGTATTAATTTCTCGCTCTAAAGCCTCAATTTCTTGCAGAGTTATTATTTCCATTTAGTTGCTCGCTTGTTTAATCTCTTCTAAATCACTAGCCACATTAGTGTCCAGTAGTGCTTCCGACACTTGATCAGCAATGTAATCACTATCTAAGTGTACGTTGACGTGCTTTATATCATGACTAAATGTCTTGTTTAATATATAGACGCTCGATGACATTAAAAAAAAGCTCAAGCACAATAAAAATACAATCCCCATCAATTTCATTATCTCATTTGTCTGCATAATTTAAACTCAACATGATTAAAAGATTAGATACCAATGCATCTGCAATTTTGTCAATGTCATACCCAGCTACTCCTTGGTCTAATAGAGTAGCTCGGAATACATTCTTCAGCTTTTCTTCAGTCGACAAATCCTTTTGTGTAGTCATTACGATGCCCTTTTTGCGTGTGCTAAATCTGCTTTTAAAACTCCCTGCGTGATAGCTTCAATCATGCGTTGTTGTCGCATCGGAACGTAGCCACACATGCGATAAATACGCCACGATGAAAGACTCATACACGTACCTCTGGACACTTCTGTCCATCTTTTATCAAAATGATTATAAACATCTTCAACTGTCATAATTTTACCCTCAGTTATAATAAAATTTAAAAATGTGCATTTACACATATAGTTAAATATAATATTATTATGATCGAAAATCAAGAAAAGGAGAACAAAAATGGAAACAAATGTATTATTGGATATTAGTAATGAAGAGTATCACTCAAGTGATGGCTACTCTAAAAGTGCTTTAATCACTTATAGAGACTCACCAGTAAGGTTTTATAATGAGTATGTTTTAAAGAATCGTGAGTTTAAGCAATCAGATGATTTTATGCTTGGTCAATTAGTGCATACAATTTTGCTAGAACCCCACAAAATGGGTGAATACATCCCAGCGCCTAAATTCAATAAACGTAGCAATAAGGGCAAAGAAGAGTTTGAAAAGTTTAACAGTTATACAACAGAGCAAAACATAACCGCAGTTGATGCAAATATTTATGCTAAATCGGCAGACATGGCAAAAGCGATTATAAGCGACAAGATAGCGCGCTCAATTCTTGAAGACGCAGAGTGTGAGAAATCGATATTCTGGAATGACTCAGACACTGGTTTTATATTTAAATCACGTCCAGACATTATCAAAGGGGGTATTGTTGCAGACGTGAAGACATGTAAAGACGTGACATACAAAGCTTTTCAAAAATCTTGTGTAGACTATGGCTATTTCTTACAGGCAGCGATGGCAAAGATTGCATTAGAAAAAGCAGGCCAAGAATTTGAAAAGTTTGTGTTCATTTGTTGCGATAAAACAAGTCATGAAGTCGTGCTTTATGCGCTTGATGAACAAGCAATAGATTATGGTTTAAGACTTTTTGCAAGCTTATCACAAAAACTTAAACATGAATTCGAGGACGACAGTTTTTTAAAGTCGAAAGTGAAAACTTTAACACCACCGGCGTGGGCGGAATGGGACTTAAACCAATGAATATCATAGATAGACAAAGTAAATTAATCGAGTCGCAAAGACAGCTTTTTGTTAATACTGTTGAACAATTCAAGCGTGATTTAACTTATATGCAAGGCTTGATGACGATGATGGCAATTGAACACAAACAAACAAAATATATATCAGAGGATGCGATTATATTTATTCGTGACCAAATCGAAGAAATGCAATCCATGTTAAACGACTTTGATATGAGGATGAGAGATTATGAACGAAATTAAAAATGATATAGAAAAACTCTCCCGCAGTGTCTATGAACTTACAGGACATTTACAAAGTTTTTATGATTTACACGCATCAATTAAAGAAATGATAAAGGAAAACAATATTAAAGAAATTAATCGTCCTGAATTTTTACAATTTCTCAAAATGGCGTTTACTGCTGGATTTGTGCAATGCGCTATCGATACGAAAGGAATTCTTACAGATGAAGTCGAGGTAGAAAATGAACGAAATTAAAACATACAGTCCAGAGTACACAAATGGCGAGTTCCAACTCGGATTTGCTGGAACTAAACAAACGACTGAAAACCCGTTGCAGGCAACAGGTGAAGCAAGAGCGGTCGCAGAAGTACAAGCACAATACGTCATAGCTAAAAAGTTTCCACGAAACCAGCATGAAGCTTATATGCAGATTTTAGAGTCATGCAAACGTCCGTATCTTGCAGAACAAGCGATGTATGCTTACCCCCGTGGTGGCCAATTAGTTGAGGGTGCAAGTATTCGACTAGCAGAGAGTATGGCGCAGTCATGGGGTAACTTGGATTGTGGCGTACGTGAAGTTAGTCAGGCGAATGGTGTTAGTATTGCTGAGGCTTACGCAATTGACTTGCAGACTAACACTAGAGTGACTAAGGTTTTCCATGTGCCCCACACACGTGACACAAAGAAGGGAAAGCAAAAGCTTACAGACTCAAGGGACATCTACGAGCTGGTTGCTAACCAGGGCGCAAGACGCTTGAGAGCTTGTATTCTCGCAATCATTCCTGGTGATGTCATTGAGGCAGCAGTTGCGCAATGCAGAAAGACTCTTGAGACTAGTGAGATCCCAATGTCTGAGCAAATTAAACGTTTAGTTGTTGCGTTTGATGAAATCGGTGTCAAGGTAGAACATCTTGAAGCTAGACTCGGGCATAATCTTGATGCTACAGTTCCACAAGAAATCGTTACGTTACGTGGCATATTTAAATCAATTAAAGATGGCATGAGCAAGCGTGAAGACTTTTTCGATGCATTCAAGAAGCCTGAAAAGGCAAGTAACGAACAGGCCAAGGAAGACTTGGAAAAATTGTTGGGGACTAATATTGAAAAAACTAAACTTTGAATATGATAATGTTGCACACGCTGAAATCATCTATCAAATTGTAGATAATGCGCTTGATTTAATACACAACTATCTAGAAGAAGAAGGCTTGATAAATGATGAAGACGTGGGCTACAAAGGGTTTTGTTTAGTTGAGGATGTTTGTAGCATCCTCTTTTTTTATGTACTGTTTAACGCAAGCCCAGAGGATATTATCACTGATAACTTTAATCATTTTATTAAGCGCATGCAAAATGAGTACACAAAGCTATACCAAGACTATGAAAACACCCCAGAGGTACACTAATGGCTAAATTGTTTTACTATTACGCAGCGATGAACGCAGGGAAATCAACAAGTCTTATGCAATCGGCTCATAATTATGAAGAGCGTGGGATGAAAGTACTTACTCTTATTCCTGCTGTTGTCGGAAGAACAAAAGTAGAATCAAGAATAGGGTTAACAAGAGATGCAATCGTATTTGATGGGGATGTTTTGGACGCTGGTCTATTTGATGGCGTGTCATGCGTTTTTGTTGATGAATCGCAATTTCTTAGCAAAAAACAAGTCATTTTCTTGGCTGGTGTCGTTGATACATTTGATATTCCAGTGTTGTGTTATGGGTTGCGCACTGACTTTATGGGCGAACCTTTTGAAGGTTCCAAATATCTTTTGTCCTTAGCAGATGAGATTAACGAAATTAAAACTATTTGTTCTTGTAGCAAAAAAGCAACCATGAACATTAGGATTGACGCTGATGGCAAGCGTATAAATGAGGGTGCTCAAGTTCAAATAGGCCGTGAAGAAAGCTATGTTTCAGTGTGTCGGGCTGATTTTTTTAAGGGGATATAATGTGGCTGAATCTATTTTGGTTTAGCTGCAAAATATTCTCTATCTAACTTTTCAACTGTGTCATCACGATACGGTAAATATCCCCACCACGTAGGGTAGTCACAATTATTAGGCCATCCAGTTTGTGCAGTACTCGAACTATCTTTAGTGCCAGACTCTTTTTTCACATCAAACATACTAATAACCATATTATTCCTGTTTTTACTTATATTTATGCTTTCCATTTTTAAATTCTACTGGAATCCATTGATTTTTGTTAGTTGGGCATACATGTTTTTGTTAATTGTCGAAAATACTTTAATTTATCGACACGATTTGAGTATATGTCGATGATGTGTTTCCAAAATGGAAAGAGTTGCATTATCTAACATCTCTCTTCTCCCGTTAATCTACGTATTCAATTACACGTAATTCTTTGTCAAGATGCTGCCCGAACTTATAACAAGTATCGATATAAGTCTGAGCTTCTTCTTTCGAATAAAAATAGGTAGGAAACATTGCTATAGTCATGTCTTGTAAAAAATAAGTTATTACATATTTCATTCTCTTCTCCCGTTAAAGAGGCTTTCGCCTCTATTTCAGACCTTTTAATTTGCTTTGAACATAAAATAATAATTCTTTGCCGTCATTACAAAAACCTGCAAACGTCATGATATCTTGATTGCGATAAAATGGTTGATTTTGGATTTTGCTAAGAACATTTAATAAAGCTTGCTGTTGATTGTCGCTATAAAAAGCTGGCCACACTTGTTCGCTTATCTCTACATATACTTGATTCATTTCTCTTCTCCTGTTAACGTTGTTTGTATGATTCGCATTATACACAACAAAATATCATTGTCAAGTGTTTATTTAAAAATAATATTAAATGTAACAGTTATTCGGTATAGAGCACGCACACACGCATCATGCACACGTACGCAGGCACGCGCTCATTATATGCGAAAACCAAAAAATCAATCGGAGACTACGGTCGGGGGGAGGGTTTCGGGTTTTTGCTGGGGGAGTGGAGTCCGGTGCCCCAGAATTGTTGGTGGTGGACGGCCAGTTCCCTTTTTACCTGTCAAAATAATTTACAGTTCAAGGGGCGGTTAATCAGGAAAGTCCTCATCCCATCCCCTCTACTCTATACTGTATCATCCCTTGTGGGATATCATATAGGCGACGGTAATTTATGGAGAGATATCTTGTGTAACCCTATGTGGATAGAGAAGGCTAAGGTGTGCGGTATAAGCGATAATCATAACTATATACCAGTTTCGTGGGTATGCAGCCCACATATGAAGCAAGTGACCACATTAATGTGCAATCACTGCTTACATATTATTGAGCTAAGCGATGTTATGGCGAATCAAACTACTTTACAAACTTCCGGTAATGTTTAATTGATTCCTCTTTTTCTGCTTTGCCTAAATGGGTGTTGTAATACTTTTTATAGTATTCCCAAATCGCTTCAATATCAGTATGTTGGGGCAAAGGTTCACTGCGTCTACGATAGTGTAGTCGTGCCATGGCCGTTGCAAACCTCAGGTCATATACCATGCGTTCTGGGTTTGGAATTGAAGGGGAAGCAAAGTTTAGTGCTAACAACTGAACTAAAGACGAACTATGTTTAATATAGTTTTCCCAAATGTCTGTATAAGTTGCAGGTTCCATTTGATAGATACCGAGTGCAGGCCCTTTGACTTGTTTAACGTATGTGCCACCTAACGATTCACATGCGCAAGTAAATACAAGTAACTCCATAGCGTTATCACTATACATTTGTAAACTATCTAAAGCAGGTTTTATAATTTGTTCTCGCAATTGCTTATTATCAATCATTTTGTAATTTCTCCAAAAATAGTACAGAATAATTATAGAGGAGAATCTATTGATGAAACTAGACCCTAAGAAAATATACAATAAAGTAAAAACGCATAATCAAATATACGATGAACAAATCCATTGTTTAATGGTATTAAATATTATCGGTAATGGTGGTACTGTTGCTGAGTTCTGTTTAGAAGCTTGCATTTCAGAAAAACGATTTTATAAATGGCGAAATACTTATCCCATCTTTGACGAATGCTCAAGACTTGCAAGTTTGTATGCTCAGGTAATGTGGGAACGTGAAGGCGAGGAAAACGCTGACAACCCAGACTTTAACTTTAAGTACTGGGAAGGTATTGGCGCACAACGTTATAACTACGGCAGAAGTGCTAGAATACGTTTAAATGTAGATAGTAGTGCTGACCCACACACACAGTATCAACAACTTATAGAACAAGCCACAGGCGGTGAGTTTTGTGCAAGCGAAATTAAACAACTAATGGAATCTATAAACATTGGTATTCGTGCGTATGAATCATTTAAATTACAAGAACAAGTCGATAAAATGAAAGACGATTTGATTAAGATGAATATGCATAATGGCAACAATATCGCAGCAATTAAAGAAACTAAAGCAACAGATTAAAATACCGTATAGAATAGTATACGTTGAAAGGGAAATTCATCCCGATGAGTTTGTAGAAAAAGTAATTTATGTTCACATTTGGATATGAGGGTATAAAATGAGCTGGCTATCAAAAGGTTTAAAAAAAATAGAAGACGTTGTAGGTGGATTAGTACCACATACAAGTGAAGCAGAAAAAAGAGCAAGAGCTGATGCAGTAAATACTTATTATCAGCAAAAGCAATCTGCAATTGAAGAACAAAAAAGAATCGGTGCTGAGAAGCAAATGGAACAACAACGTATCCAAGAAAAAACGATTCGGTCAATGAGACGTAAATATCGCTCTAGTGGATTCTTACAACCAATGAGTGACTCTGGCTATCAACAAACATTAGGCTAAAAACATGGCAGACAGACTTTTAGATCAATTTAAGAAGCGTTACGATAGAGCGCAACAAATTAGCTATCTTTGGGCGAGTCTGCACGAAGCTTGCTATTTCTATGCAATACCAAATCGAAATAGATTCTGGAGACCAAAAGAGCAACAAGGTGAGTCGAAAGGTACAAGGGTTTATGATACAACGGCTATCGAAGCGACAAAAACGTTTGTATCGAAACTACATACCGCTATGACCCCACCACAAACGCAATGGGGATTCTTGAGTGTTGACCCTGAGTTTGATGAGGACGATGCAGGAATAAGTCGTGATGACGCTCAACGTATGTTAAATGATTACATGCGCAAACTATTTGAATACATCCATGATTCTAATTTCGATGTAGTAATTAATGAATGTTATTTTGATTTGGCGGTAGGCACATCTTGTTTGGTAGTGAATCAATACACTGACGAACAACCGTTGTTATTTACATCTATACCTATGGATAAGCTTGCTATTGAAGAAGCAATGACTGGTAGAATAGAGTCATGGTATCGTAACTGGGAAGATGTTAAAGCAAGTGAGATAACAACACGCTGGCGCAATGCAGTAATACCACCAAGCATATTACAGATGATGAGAAACAATCCTGACTACACAATCAAGATGGTGTACGAAGGTGTTATGTATAATCCACAACAAAAAAAGAGTTATCAGTATGTGGTTTGTACTGACAGTGAGATTTTGTATGTAGATGAGTTTGAAGTAAATCCCGGTATTGTGTGGCGTTTCCAAAAAACAAACAACGATACATATGGGCGTGGTCCAATTATGGATGCATTGCCTTCTATTATCAGTTTAAATGAACTTGCACGCATTGAACTTGCAGCAGCAAACCTTAATACATTCAAACCATACATGGCATTTACTGACGCAACATTTAACCCACACACATTTAAATTACAGCCTATGACAATCATTCCAATTGCACCATTAGGCGCAGGTGGTCAACCACCTTTAATTCCATTGCCTGATACTTCAAATCCTCAGTTTAGCCAATTGAGTATCCAAGATTTGCGTATGCAAATTCGTAGCCTAATGTTTGCAGATTCAATCATTCCAACTGACTCTAAGCAACCAGTTAGTGCTACGCAATTAATGATACAAAATCAAACCTTGGCTGAACGTATTGGGCCTTTATTTAGTAGGTTACAACAAGAGTTTCTATGGCCAGTAATCGAAAGATGCTCATACATTCTGGACAAAATGGGTTTGCTTCCATATCCAAATCTAGACAGAAAGTTGATCTCTTTCGTTTACAGGTCACCACTTGCTTTAGCTAAGGGACAAGAGCAAATAGCCAGATTCACACAGTACTTTCAATTATTGCAAGGTATCAGTGGCCCTGAAGCAGCACAAGCATTTATTAACCCAATGGAATATCCGTATCTATTAGCAGACTTGATGCAAATTGATAGTCGGTTGTTGAATGCTCCGGAAGAAGTTGCAAGAGTGTTTCAAGCACAACAAGACAAGTTGAATGAGCAGCAAGACATGTTAATGCAACAGCAAGGTGCAGCACCAGCAGCACAATTACCAGAGGTATAAGAATGAGTGAAAATCAATATATAAATCCTGAGAACTTTTATGAACAGTATCAAACAGCACAACCTGAGCGTAACACAGATGTAGTACAGCTCGACGAGTTATGTTGGGATGTGTTTAATTCTGATGGTGGTAGAAAGCTTTTAGAGATATTCAAAGAGCGTTTTATCATACCCGGAACACCAAGCCAAATTAATGATAACTATGATAAAGCATGTATTTATTATGAAGGCTTTAGGGAAGCTTTTCGACAAATCATTGGTAGTGTACAAAGCTATCAAATACGAAAAGATGAAGAAGCACGCAGAGCAGCAGGTGAAGCATGAGTTTTGATACTATAACGTCAACAGTAGAAGATATGGCTATGCAAGACGCTGGTATACAAAAACAAGAACCTTCTTGGTGGCTTGATGATAATACCCCCGGTGTAGGTGATAGACCTGACTGGTTGCCAAGCCAATTTAAAAAAGCCTCGGATGTTGCAAAGTCCTATCAAGAATTACAAAAAAGATTTGGTGATGCACCTAATGAATATTCATGGGAAGCAGGACAAGGCTGGATTGACCCAGACTATGAACCATTTCAAGAATTGGCTCAATATGCTAAATCAAAACGTGTACCACAAGACGTGATGGATAAAATGTTATCCGCAGTTGGTAAGTACATGGATGAGTTTAATATCGACTATAATGCTGAAAAACAGGCTTTAGGTGATAAAGCAGATGAAAGATTAGAAATCTTAAACAACTGGGCTAAATCTAATTTATCTGAAGACTCATTTTATGCTTTAACATCAAATTTAAGAACCGCTGACGCAGTGTTAGCATTAGAAGAATTGAGGTCAAAAATGTTAGGACAAAACACAATGATACCGGGCAATGAGCAATCACAATCTGATGGCGTACATAGTCTTGAAGATTTGCAACTTGAGATGATTCAGAATATTGAAAAATATAAATCAGATCCAAGATATCGAAGAGAAATAACTGCAAAAATCGAAAGATTGCAAACTAAGTAAATAGCGGTTTATAATGTGTACAAGTATCCAGTTTTTCTGGGAATTGGATAACTTGTACATAATCGGCCCTTCACGGACAACCAACATTTTACAAGCCCAATAATACTTAATAAAACATCATTAACTATTTAAGGGGATTAAAATGTCCATAAGTTTAACTAATGTCCAACAAATCGAGTTCGATGCGTTGGTAAAAGCAATCTATCGCTCTACAGGTTTTTTAATGCGTGATACCATTCGTACAAAATACGATGTTATCGGTGCAAGCGTAGAGTTTCGTAAAGTAGATCAAGTAATTTCTGTACCAACTGCTTACTTAGCAGCAGTAACCATTCAAGATCCCGGTTACAACAAAGCAGTATGTACTTTACAAAAATACACCACACCTACCGCAGTAGACGAAGTACAAGAACTAACAGTAAACTTTGACGCTAAAATGGAAAACGCCATGTTAGTCGCTCAAGCTATGGGTCGTCGTTCTGACCAAATCACCATTGATGCATTAGTTGCTAATCCCGGTGACACTATTGCAGATGGCGGTACAAACTTCAACTACTTGAAATTTACCCAATGTTTAGAGTTCTTTGATAACAACGCAGTGCCACTTGCAGAGCGTTATGTAGCTATGTCTGCAAATAACTTCAAGTCTTTAATGCAAGATGACCAATTCGTTTCTACTTTCTACACCAGAAATGATGTAATTGACCGTGCACGCATTCGTGAATACTTAGGTTTCAACGTTATCGTAGTTCCACAAATGACAGAGGGTGGCTTACCAAAAACCGGAAACATTCGTACCGCTTTAGCATGGCACAAAATGTCAACTGGTATGGGTATCGGTATGAATTTCCGCACCGAAGTGAACTACATTCCACAGAACACCTCTTACTTAGTAAACGGTGTATTCAGTGCTGGAGCCACAGTGATCGATTCCCGGGGCGTATTGGGAATCGAATGCGATGAAACTGCATAATAAAGGGGAATAAAAATGGCTTTTAATGACCAAAGATTTACTAGACATACTTTAGCGTTCAACAGTGGACGTGTAACAGTAGACGGCCCAGCTTTTACAAATGGACCAGCAATTTTCAGTTATGCTTCTGCTACTGATGATATTGCAACTGTTACAGCTGCTAACTATTTTGCATCAGCAGTATATGATTTAGCGGTAGGTGATATTATTATCATTGAAGCAAGTGATGCTAACGGCATGTATTATGTAGATGCTGTTAACCAAACCGCTGGTACTGTTACTGTTGTTACATTTGGACCAGTTGGTTCAGTTGGTACAGCTAATTTACAGAATGGTGCAGTAACTGCAATTAAACTTGCAAATGATGCTGTTGAAACTGCAAAAATTCTAAATGCTAACGTAACATTAGCAAAATTAGCATCTGGAATTACTCCAAGTCACATTGTTAAATATGCTGCACAAGTAACAACTGTTGGTGGTAGTGCTACAGAAGCGTTTACAGTAACCGGAGTTGCAGCTACTGACTTAGTATTTGTGCAAGTTAAAAATGATGGTACGAATAACCGTACTGTATTATCAGCAGCAGCAACTTTAAACACCATTACAGTTATTTTTTCTGGTGACCCAGGTGCTGACTTGGTGTTGTATTATCAAGTTTTAAGAGCAGCTAGCTAATAGGGGAATTGCATGGCCTTAACAAAAGTACAAATCATTTCAAATGCTTTGGCCCAGTTGGGCCATGCACCTATCGTGTCATTGATAGACCAAGATGAATTAGTTGTAGCAGCAGAGCAAGCTTTTGACATGCTTTTGCCAAGTGTTCTATCAGCAAACAACTGGAGATTTGCAAGCAAGTTTGAACAACTATCTTTGCTTGTTGAAACACCTCCACCACCTTATTTATATGTATATCAACTCCCCAGTGGTTGGTTAAAAACATTAAGTGTGTGGCCAAACACATATGACTGGGATATTTTTAATGGAAACAAGATTTACACATTTAACCAAGGGCCGTGGTATATGCAGTTTATTTATCAGCCTGATGTTTCAGCTCTCCCACCTTGGTTTGTAAATTACTTTGTTTATGAAATAGCAGCATACTTGTGTTTAAGTAATGCTCAAAAAACCGAATACTACAGTGTTATCGAAGGTAAACGAAATCAGATGCAAGCCATGGCATGTGCAATTGATTGTCAAAATAGACCTCAGTTTACTCAGGTTGATTTCCCTGTTCTTGGCAATCGTGCTATTGGTGGTGTTTATCCTAATAGTATTTCTTAAGGGGAGCATATGCCACAAATTATATGGTCACAAGATGAGTTTAGTAGAGGTGAGTTGTCACCTATGCTTTACGGTAGAACTACTCTTGACGCTTATTATAAATCTTTAAAAAAGGCACAGAATACTATTACATACCCTCAAGGTGGTATTGGTAAAAGATTCGGTACTATATACACGGCCGAAATTACTGGTGTAACAGATTGGCGTGATATTTTCTTTGAAACTTTTCCTTATAAAAATGAATGTACATATGTTTTAGCTTTTGTTCCCGGACAAGTTGAAATTTATTTAGAAAACGAATTAGTCGCTACTGTTGCAAATGCCATACTAACAAGCCATGTTATTCGAACAATGGACTGGACAATACTTGAAGATAAATTTGAAATAACAGCTGATATTATCCAACCACATATCTTAAGTCGTTCCAGTTTAGCAGCAAATCCAATCAATACTGGTGCTGGTATTGTTTCAAATCAATTTACATTAACTAATCCAGTTGCAGCAAATTTGATATCAGCAGCACGATTTACAAATGCAGTACCGGCAAGTATGCCTAGTACAACACCACAAATACTTATAGGTGTAACGTACTTCATTCGTACTGATGCGACAGGAACCTTGATTAAAGTTTACGCAACTGCCCGTGATGCAGCAAACAACACAAATGCTTTTACATTAAATACCGTTGGCGCAGGTACTACAAACGTACTAATAGCAAACAACTGGACTCTAACACCAATTGTATTCACTAATTTGCCTCAATATGATTTTGGTGATGTAAATTACGATACTTTTACTTTTACACCAACCTCAGTGACTGTTGGTACAGCATGTACCATTACAAGCTCAGGAAATGTGTTTACACCAGAGCATGTCGGTGGAAGTATATTTCTATCAAATGGTTGTGTCTCATTCACAGCTTATGTATCAGCAACACAAATGACAGGCACAGTAACCAGTACTTTAAGCACACTAACAGCACAATTAGGCCGATTAGTTGAAGTTAGAGAACCAGCTTGGTCCACTAAAAGAGGTTTTCCAAGCAAATGCTCTAGTTTTCAAAGCCGTGCTATATTTGCAAATACCGATGCATTACCAAATGGTTTATGGTTATCAGCAATTAATGATTTTAATAACTTTGATGAATTATTATTAGACCCAGCTGATGACGATGCAATCAGTTATTTTCCGTCAAGCGACACTGTAAATGTTATTAAATTTATTGTGCCATATCGAAGCTTAACGGTTCATACAAATTCAGCAATTTTTTCCTCACCATTAATCTACGAAACTGCTTTAACACCTAAAACATTTTCATTGCAACTGCAAGATTCAACTCCTGCAACGGCAATTCAACCACAAGGCATAGATAATCAGATTATTATTATCAGTGGTAATGATGTTCACACAATGCTTTGGGATGGTGGCAATAACTCTTACATGTCAAATATTGTGAGTGTTACCTCCGAACACCTTATCAGCGCACCTCACGATGAAGTCTCATTTCAGAATTTAAATCGTGCAGGTAGTAGGTACATATTTATTATCAATGACGATGGCAGCCTTGTTGTTTACCAAACATTAATGAATGAAAATGTGACAGGTTTTACATCATGCATCACAGGTGAAATCAACGATAATAAACCAGAGCTTAGAGCCTATTTTAGATGGGGCGCAAGTAGTCCAGATGGTCGTGCATGGTTTGTTGTAGAAAGAAAAGTTGCTAATGAACTTGTTGCACCTTTTACTTATAGCACCAAATATTTTATTGAAGAGTTAAGCTTTAATGTATTTACTGATTGCAGTCATGTTTACTCAGGACCTCCAGTAAATAGCATTGCAGGTCTGCCAAGATTTAACGGCAAAGATGTTGTTATGCAAGGCGATGGTTATGGATTTCAAGACAGTGTAACAAATTCAACAGTCGAATTTATTGCACATGGCCAACCTACAGATGTTACAGAGGCATTCATTGGGCTACCTATCAACATGGTTATTCAAACCTTACCTAATGCGCCACCCGGAGCCACAGGGCCAAAAGGCACTAGTTTAGTTTACCCACAACATATCCGTAACGCTACATTCATGTTTAACAATACTATTGGTGGTGAGATTGATGGTCAGCCAATTACATTACAAACTCTTAATCAATATAATCCATTAGGGCCACCAGTGCCACAGACAGGCATATTTAGTAAAAGCCTCATGAAAGGCTGGAATGAGTTTTTAAGAGATCCAATTACAATCACACACAGTGACCCTTTTGATATAAGATTAATTGGCGTGTATTACAAAATCGAGGAATAATTATGTTACCTTTCGCTGGAATATTATTAGGAATGCAAGCAGCCGGCATGATTGTCGATTATACGCAAACACGCCGACAACAGGGTTTAATACAAGCTGGTCGTGAGATTGAGCAAGCACAATATGAAGCTAATCTTGAATCTCTTAGAGCACAAACAGAGCAAGAATCATTGTTTGCCATGAAACAGTTAAGACAAAATATTGGCACTCAAATTGCAGTTCAAGCAGCAAGAGGAACAAGTAGCGCAGGAGGTACAGCCTCTACCCTAAGACAAACATCCATGGCAGCATTTAGCGAAGACGAAAGAGTGCGTAGAATGAATCAACTTGCTAAAGAAGCAGACCTTAGAGCTGGAAATGTGTTGTCTGGTTTACATGCTTTATCTAGCCAAACTCAACTTGGTCAAGCTATGCAGCAACGGTTTATTAACTTAATTCCAATATCTAGTTTAACCGCTGGTTTAGGGAAAAAAGGAAAAGCTTCCTACGGTTTAGAAGAGGTAAATTATGGCTACTGAAATCCAAACACTTGAACCAACACAACGGCTTTCTATTACAACGCAGCCACAGAATTATGTAAACGCAATGACTCAACTTGCTAGTTCTTCTAATTTATTAGGAGATATCGGCGTAAAAATGGCTCAAAATGCATCTCAAACATATCAACAACTCAGGGGAATAGAAGCAGGAAAGGAACCTAGTGGTAATTTATTGCCTCCTATTACAGAGGCTGATAAAGCTTTTGTAGAAGGTTATAGTGCCCAGGCAGAACAAACCTTAGGTTTGCAAGCTCAACAATTGCTGCAAAAAGGTCATTTAGATTTGAGCAATAACTATCAATTGTCCAATGGCTCAATTCAAAGTTATTCAAAAAATATGCAACAAGGTTTGCAACAAATTATTGAACAAGCGCCTTTTACAATTAAATCTAAATTAGCTAATCAATATACGGCAAAATTAGAACAAAACGTTTATAGTTTAAATAATCAACTTATAAGTCAACAAAAAAGACAAGAAAAAGAAAATACGGACTTGTACCTTTCTAATCAAGCTAAAAACATTACTGACCTTGCTTTAAGTGGTCGAGAAAATGCTAATCTCCAATCTAAACAGACCTTCGATCAAACTATAGGTTATATAAATGCAAAAGAAAAATCTGGTTTATTAACAAAAGGTGCAGCAGAAGCCAAAAGACAAGAACTGAAACAATTATACCTTTCAAATGAGTTAAGTCGGCAAGCAATTGATGCAAGCAAAGGAAAAAAATTAGAGCCATTTTTAAACTCATTAACCGATGTTCCTGAAGAATTTGCTGGTATTAAAGTAGGTTATACAGATTGGTCTAATGCAAGAAACTCCGCTTTGAGATCTGTACAAAACTATGAAATGTTTACACAAAGAGAACAAAATCTTTTAATATCAGAAGCTAAAGTGAAAATGGAAAACAATACTTTTAGTCCAACTGATATTGATAATTTGAAAACAAATTTAGATCCTATTCGCTTTAATGATTTTTATTCACAATTTTTAAATCAGCAAAACAAAACAAATAAAGCTATAGAACAAACTAATTTTCTTGCTGCAAATGCACAAAACCCAATTATCATGTCAAGAGCAACTAATAAAGAAGTTAACCAAGCTTTTGATGCGTTAACAAACTCTGAGTTGCAAAAAGCGCAAGATCTTGGTCGACCTATAAATTTAGAAGAAGCTCAATTTAGAGCGCAATCTACCATGGCGGTTTCAAGTCCAGCATATACAAATCAATTAGCCACGCAGCTTGGCAATCCCAATCCTTCTATAGCAATCAAAGCAGCCCAAACAATTCAGCGTTTGTACGATACAAATCAAGGAGAGAAACTTTCTCCTGAATTAAGAAGTAGTGATAGTCGGTTGGCTCATCTACAGCATGCAATTACTGAATTGTTGCCTTTTGCAGAATCAGATCAACAAGCCGTAGAAATGGCTAGAGGGATGATTTATCAAACTAAAGAAGAAATGCAATTTGCCCAATCTGAAGCACAAAAATGGAACAATAAACATAGTTCTGCTAATCAATTACAATCATTTGCAAAAACTTTTGTTAATTTACCAAGAAGTGTTGCAATACCAAATCAAGGAGCATTTAACATAACTGTTGCAAATGCATACAAAGATGCACTGGTGTATTTTAAAGGAAATGCGGAGTTAGCAAAATCATTTGTACAAAAAGGTATAAATCAAAACTATGGAACAACAAAAGTTAATGGTCGCTCAGAGTTTGTTTATATGCCTATTGAAAAAGCTTTGAACAAAGATGAACGAGTAATACCTTTAATTCAAGATGATGTATATGAACAAGTTAAGATGCATGTTGACAATATGAAAGCAGTTTATGACATGAAAGGTAGTACACTTGATTTTTACTATGAATTACCAGAAAGAATTAATTACAATAAATTTTCTGAAGCAAAAATTAATAATTCTGCTAATGCACAAGAACTACAAAAACAATACTTATCTGGCGAACCTATTACAATTTATAAAGTCTTAAAAAGAACAGGCGAAAAAATACCATATACAATTGAGGTTAGACCAAGCCCATTTATATCATTAACCAATCCCGGAGAGCCAACTTTAGGTGGATATGATGTTAATTTAAGAAATAGTAGTGGTGGTTTAGAACAAATGAACGGAACTTTTGGCAATAGTTATACTTCTCCTAACTATAGACCAAACATAAATAAAATTAATGAACGGTATGGTTCTGTAAGTGTATTTGAAGGAGAAGATTTTCAATCAGCTATAAATAGATTTTTATTACAAAAAACTGGCACAATGAGACTATTAGAATCTGGAAAAATGTTTCGATAAGGAAATACTATGGCAATAAAAACTAATGCAACTGAAAGTATTAACAAAGCAGCCATAGAAAGCTTTGAGGCTAATCGAATAAGCAACCCTAAGGATTTACCATACGACCTTACAAATGCTGACATGGGATCTGTATATGGCCTAAGACCAGAAATGCCTGTTGGGGATGAAGAGCCAAAAGCTGGTCTTTTTGAAACTGCATATTTAGGATTTAAAGAATTTGGCATTTGGCCAAATGCTTACCAGTCTTTAAAACAAACTGGACTAAGTCTTTATTACTTGCAAGATGATGTGCCTGACAATTTTAACACTGAAGATCCAGATTTATATAAAAATATACCTCCTGAATACTGGCCTGATATTCGTGAGGCAGTAAGCCCGAATGATTTAAAGGCACGCCAAGCGAGAATACAAGAAGAAATATATAACAAACAAAGATTCGAAGATGGTTCAGCAGTAGGTGGATTTATTGGAGGCGCTTTAGGGGTAACTGTTGGTAGTTATGGTGTTGGTATATCAAAGTGGTTTTTGCCAAGTTTATCAACATTAAGAACAGGAAAAATTGCACAAGATACATTATCAAGCGTAGTAAAAGCTTTGCCTAATATTGCTCTAGATTCTCTTGCTTACGAAGGTGGCCTGCAATTATCCAAAATGCAAGTTGATTTACCTGATTTAGCTGTTAACACACTTAGAGATACAATATTTGGAGGAGCTTTATCTGGATTTGCTAAAGCAACAGGTTATGGTTTAGATAACATGAAAATCTGGAATGCACGTAAAGTAATGAATATGGAGTATGAAGGCTCTACTATAAATCCAATATTTGAAAACGGAGAAATTACTGGTTACGATTTTGTTCCTGGTGAGAAAATTGCTGGCAATGCTCAAAAAGTTAAAGAGGCAAAAATTGAGGCTCTCAATATGGTTGCTGAGTCTGGCTTATATAAAATTCCTGGTCTAGGTAAAGTTCTAAAAAAAGGTTCAATGTTGGCAAGCCCGGTCTTTAGAGGATTAAGTAGCGACTTTCAGTTTTTCAGGGACTTTGTAAACAATATTGCTGACCATGGCATTAGAACAGCAGAAGAATTACAAGGATTTGCGAGACCTGATAGTGCGGAGGCAATACAGTCATATTATAGAGCCACCGCAACAAAATTTAGTGGCGCTTATTTAGAGCACTATTATGCTGCAAATGGCTTAACAAGTTCTTTGCAAACAGTTAATGCAGTTAAAAATATGACTCAAGCTTTTAGTGAAAAAAAAGCAATGTCTTTTGAGGAATTTGGGCGCAGAGTAAGAAATGTTATTATAAAAGACATACCTGATGAAGTTTCTTCAATAAATTTAGCCGCTAAAGATTTTCAAACAATAATGGAAAAAATTAATGAAGACTATGCAGCTGCGCATGGAATTGAAAAATTTTTATCACCAAGAAATGCTGCAAACTATATTTTCCAAAATTATAATTTAGATAAATTGCATGCTGAACCAGATGGTTTTTATGAGTTAGTATCTAATCATCTAAAAACTCAATATGATTTAGTTAAGGAATTAAAAGAACCAGTTGTTGCAATAAATAAAATTATTAAAAATTTAGATCAAGAAATTTCTAAAGCAACTGATATTGAAGCTGAGCAGTTAAACTTACAAAAAAATATTTTATTGGAAAAAAAACAAATTATCCAAGATGAATTAAATGAGAAGTTAACAGACAATGAAGAGTTTCATTTTTTACTTGAAGACAGAGTTCATTTAAATACAAAAGAACGTTCAGAATTAAAAAAACTATTAGACTCAGGTTTAGATAAAAATACTTTAAGATCTATGGCAAGAACAGGAAAATTAAATCAAAGATTTTTTACCCTCCGAAACGATGAAATAGTTTTTAGAGATCCAAATGCCGAGCCATCTTTTGTTAAAACTTATGCAACTAAAAAATCTAGAATGAATGCTGCTTATAGTTTAAGACAGTCTATTTTAGGTAATTCACCTATGGCTTTGACAGATGCGGTTCTAGGCCATGGTATTCATCCTGGAATGGAAAGACCGATTTATACAAAAGAAAGAAGCGTGCTAATTCCACAAGAAGTATTAAATGATGCTGGATATTTAGATAATGATTTAACAAAAGCTATGCATGCATATATGGGTAGCATGGGCAAAAGAATAGGCCTTAAAAAAGCATTCAAAGAATCTTATGGTGTTGATGGATTAAAAGGACTATTAGATAAAGGACTTGAAGAATATAAAGCCAAAGAAGCTGAAATATTAAAAAAGCCATCTGGACAAAAAAGAAATAAACAGTTAAGTAAATTAAAAAAAGATTATAACAATGCTGTCTCTGATATATCTGCAATGTATGATATTTACCATGGAAGATATGACAAACTTGGTAGTTCTACAACCTCACAAGGACTACACATCTTAAGAAATTTAGCCTACTCCACAAAACTCGGAGCTTTGCCGATTGCTCAGTTAACAGATATAACATCTTCTTTATTGCGGACAGGTTTTATACCATGGCTTACAAAGGGTGTAATACCTCATTTAAAGTCATTCAATAAAATGCTAAAAACAAAAGACGCGCAAATTCTTAAAGAATCAGCAGCAAAATCATTGTTGGCACTCAACCATGTTTCGTCAAATCTCCAAAATTCTTGGTTTCATTCGAATTCTATGTCTTATGAATCTAAATTAGGGAAGTTAGTTAAAGCTTCAGAATGGCTTGCTCATAAATCAAGCAACTTTAGTTTTGCTAACGCTATAGAAAATATGAATGAAAGTATAGCTGAAAGAAGTTTTCAATCAGATATTATTAAAGCATGTCATGATTATCTAGCAGGAAAAGCCACAAAGGCACAAAAAATACAGATGGCACGCATTGGGATTCAATTAGAAGAAGATGCGAGACCTCTTGTTGATCAATATAATAAATATGGAGGTACTTCTTCTTTTAACGGTCTAGCTTATGATTCAAATTATCAAAACTGGCTTGATGCAGATTTGCAGCAAAGAATGGTAATGTCAGTTAGAAGAGGAGTGAGTGATGTTGTTGTAAAAAGACAATTGTTCTCTGGTCCATTATTATTGAATAATCCAATCATGGGTACCTTATTTATGTTTAATGGTTGGGCTTTTTCAGCTACAGGTAGATACTTAATACCAACCATGCAAAGTGCTGACTCAAAAGCTTTGTTAGGATTTTTAGCTATGAGTGCAGTATCCGTATGGCAAGAACCTTTAAGAAGAATTATCAACGGGAAAGATGCTTTTACAGATGAAGATGATTTGCAAAAAATAACACTTCAAGGAATCATGCAAAATGGTTTTTTTGGAATATTACCAAGCACAGTTGAAGGATTAAATTTGGCTTTTCACAATGAATTAATTCCAAAGTTACAGGGTGAAAGGTACAAGGACAGAAATTTGCGAATAGGTGGGGCTGGAATAGATTATGTAAATGATGTATTTAATTTATTGGGTATGGCTTATTCAGGAAAAATAAATCAAAATGATGTTAAACGGTCTGCAAGGTTACTTCCATTTATAGGTAACTTTTACATAAGAGGACTAATAAATCAAATGATTGACGGTCTTGAAATACCAGAAACCAGAGCAGAAGCAGAACCTTGGTCATTTAAAGAGGAATAACCATGTCAACTCAAGTTACAATTAATGACGTAATACCAAAAACCCAGATAACCGCTACTGCTGGACAGACGGTATTTACAACTAACTGGACAGCCAACGCAGCGAGTGACGTGGTTGTTTATGCACGAACCTCAGCGCAAACACCTGATGACCTGACGCAGCTTGTAAGCTCTGCAAATTATACTGTGGCTTTTGTTGGAGGCTCTGAAATTGTTGAAGTTACATTTCTGGTTGGTCGAGCATTAAATGATGTAATTACCATTACTAGAGACACACCAGCAGATAGATTAAATCTCTATACTAATACAAACTTTACCCCAAGCATGTTGAATCAGGATGTCGGGATTCTAACTCTGGTTGACCAGCAAGCACAACTTTACAATCAGCAAGTAGCGCCACACTATAACGTGTCTGCAACGCCTAATTTGGGCAGTTCAATGACAGGTCTTGGTGGTGATATATATTTGCCAATTCTAGGTGCTAATGAAGGATGGAAAAAGAATTCTGCAAACACTGAAATTGTGCCAATCACGTTTCCAAGTAGTGGTGGATTAGGCCCAAGTGATGCAACATATATACTACAAACACCATGGATTCCAAGTAGTGAATTGCCAAATCAGCAAGCCTTAAGTCCATTAGCAACTGGATTTATGTCTAGCGTTACTGGTACTGGAGTTGTTAGCACCAGAACTTTACAAGGCACAGCAAACCAGATTAACGTAACGAATGGCACAGGCACAGGTAATCCAGTATTTAGTTTATCAAGTGCATTGCAATTACCAGGAACAATGACGTTTGGGGGTAATGTTGATGCTAATGGATTTAATATTTCCAATATTGGAGTTATAACTGGTGGCACATGGCAAGGAAACACAATAGGTGTAGCGTATGGAGGTACTGGAAATACGACTGTAGGTGCAAATGGCACATTAGCGCAGTCAGATGGTACTAAGTATACATTTACAACAGCTACCTACCCAAGCACTGCAACGGCTACAGGAACCATTCTTAGAGCTGACGGCACAAACTGGGTAGCGACAACTGCGACATATCCTGCCACGACTACGATTAATCAGATTCTTTATAGTTCTGCTAACAATGTGATTGGTGGAATTACTACAGCAAATAGCGCAACACTCGTAACAAGTTCAACAGGTGTCCCGGCTTTTACTGGTAGCATGACAAACGGACAATTGGTTATTGGTTCTACTGGTGCAACTCCAGTTGTTGGAAGCATTACAGGCGCTGGTTCAATCACTGTTACTCCTGGTGCTGGAACAATTCAAATTTCAAGTTCTGCTGGTGGTGTTGTTAATCCTGGCACGGCAAATGAGTTAGCTTATTATGCAACATCAGGCTCAGCAGTTTCTGGTTTGGCTACAGCAAATAATGGCGTGCTTATTACAAGTGCAGGCGGTGTACCAAGTATAAGTTCTACATTGCCAAGTGCAGTACAAGGCAACATAACAAGTGTAGGTACGATTGGCTCAGGAACATGGCAAGGTAACACTGTTGCTGTGGGTTATGGTGGTACAGGAGCGACAAGCATTGGTGGAAATGGCACTTTAGCTCAAAGTAATGGTTCAATTTATACGTTTACTACAGCAACCTATCCAAGCACAACAACAGCTAATCAATTGCTTTATAGCTCTGCGACAAATACAGTTGGAGGACTAGCAAGTGCTAATAGTGCAACTTTGGTAACTAATGCGTCTGGAGTCCCTGCCTGGACAGGCTCTATGACTAATGGCCAAATTTTAATTGGCTCTACAGGTGCAACACCAGTTATTGGGACAATTACCGGAACAAGCGGTATCAGTGTAGCAGTGGGCGCAGGAACTATTACATTAAGCGGAACTGGTTCTGGTATTGGCTGGAATGAAATCACAGGCGCAAGTCAAACAATGGCTCCAGACCAAGGCTATGTAACAAACAATGCCGGATTAGTTACGCTAACCCTCCCGGCTGTAGCAGCTTTTGGAACGGTAATTAATATTGTTGGTAAAGGTGCTGGTGGCTGGAGAATAGCACAGGGCGCAGGTCAACAAATACAGGTCGGGTCAACTGCATCAACTGTAGGTGCTGGTGGATATGTTGAATCTACAAATCGGTACGATAGTATAGAATTACTATGTACAACGGCTAACACTACTTGGACATGCCTAGGTGGGCCTCAGGGCGCAATCACTGTAGCATAAGGAATCAATATGGCAACTAATAATGCAGTAAATACAAGTCTAGCGAGCCAAACTGGCACAGGGAAGTTTGTTGGTGATACCGCTCCGACTATGACTAACGTAACAATTAATGATATTAACATTAACACGGACACAATTAGCACTATTACAACTAACGGCAATTTATACCTGGAGCCAAATGGCACAGGTCATGTTGATGTTGGAGACCCAGGTCTTGAAGTAGGAAATATTTTAATTGATGGCGTGGCATTTAATTCCCGATTCCGTGTCAATGATATTGGCAATACTGCTCCTGCGATGGTCACAATTCACAAACATTCAACCACACAAGAACCATTACAAATCGCAGCTAGAAGTAATTCTAATACTACAGCTCATGCAACAGTAACGGCAAACATGCCTCTTTACAGCATGTATGCTACGGGTTGGTTAAATTCTTACTACGGTGTTTTTGGTCAAATGCGTTTTAGTGCAGACAGCACTGGTACTTTGGCTGATGGCTCTGCGCCAGGAAAACTAGAATTGATGGTTACACCTGATGGCGCGTTGATTCCTGTCACAGCTTTAAGCATTAGTAATGCCGGTGTCACAACACTTGCAAATGCATTGCCTGTTGGTTCGGGAGGTTCAGGTAGAACTACAGCCACAGCTTATGCAGTAATTTGTGGTGGAACGACATCAACTAGCGCACAACAATCAGTGGCCAGTGTTGGAACCGCAGGGCAAGTTTTAACTAGTAACGGAGCTGGCGCATTACCTAGTTTCCAAAATGCTGCTGCTGGTGGTGCTGATGCAGCTTTCTCTTTCCTTTTAATGGGTGGTTAAAATGGCAACAACTTACAAAATATTAGGGCAGTCTAAACCAAGTGCTGCAACTTTAACGGCAGCTTATACAGTGCCAGCTTTAACTACTGCAACAGTTTCAACAATTACAGTAGCTAATCAAAGTGCTACTGCGACAAGTTTTAGAATCAGTGTTGCGGTTTCTGGAGCTGCTGATACTGCATCACAGTATTTGTACTATGATATTGCAATACCTGGTAACAACACGTTTGCAACCACAATCGGGATTACCCTTGGAGCCGGTGATGTTGTTAGAGTATACAATACGCTTGCGACATTAAGTTTTAATATTTTTGGCGTGGAAAATTCGTAAGGAGCTAATATGTCACAAGGTTTTGTAAATCCACAAACAATTACGCTGCCTTTACCTGTTAGTGATGGCGGTACAGGAGCAACTTCTGCTACCGCTTATGCTGTACAGTGTGGTGGCACTACTTCTACAGGTGCGCATCAATCGATTGCAAGCGTTGGCACAAGTGGGCAGGTCTTAACATCGAATGGTGCAGGGGCTTTACCAACTTTTCAGGCTGCTTCTGTTAGTCCTGTAACAGTAAGTGCAACAGGTAGTGGGGGCAGCTCTATTCAATTTGGCTCAATACCATCAACCTCTAAAATAATTTATATTAATTTTATGGGGTTAGCGACCTCTATAGCTGGAGACCTTTGGGTAAGATTGGGCACAAGCGGAGGCCAAATCACATCTAGTTATGTTTCGGCCTGTTGGTCTGGAATCACAGGAAATACTGTTAACGGTTCTACAAATACAGGGTATTTTGTAATTCAACAATCAAATACTTATACGGCTTCAACACCAGCTACTGGCACAGTTATTTTAACATTAAGTAACAACACTAATAATACCTGGACAATTAGTGGTGGTGTAACTGGCGGAACAAGTGCTAAAGGCTCATCCACGGGTGGTTATTTAACATGTACTAATGCATTAACTGATGTTTACATTGGTCAATCTGGCGGTGGAACCTTCAATGCTGGAAGTGCAAATATAACTTATTTTGGTTAAGGATAAATTATGTCACAAGGATTTACATCACAACTACCAGTTCCGTTGCCAGTTGCGCAAGGTGGTACAGGCGTAACAACAAGTACAGGCACAGGCAGCGTAGTTTTAAATACTGCACCCACACTTTCACAAATAACCTTCAGCACTACGTCAGGTATAGTTGGTACCACAACAAATAATGATGCTGCTGCTGGTAGTGTAGGAGAAACCATAACCTCAGCGGTTACAACCTACACAGGCGGTATTACTAATGGCGTTAATTTCAATGCTACAAGTATAACAATTACGGCTGGAGATTGGGATGTTAGTGGCTCCTCCGCTGTTGGTGGTTCAGGTGCATCTTATACGTGCTTAACGGCAGTAAATACCACCTCTGCAACTTTACCAGCAGAAGCTTATTGCTCTGGTATTTATTCGGTGGGAGCTCAATATGTTGCTTTTGGTGTAGCACCAACAAGAAGATTTTCTGTAAACACAAATACAACAATATATTTAGTTGTTAGTCCTGCCTTTACAGGGACTGGGTCTTATCAAGGTCAAATTATTGCAAGGAGAGTGAGATAATGAATATTGTTGATGTTTGTAAAATAAAATACCCTGGCATGGTTGAATTAATGCATATCATGTTTGGTCAAGATACGATTCCTGGTCCAATATTAATAAAATACTGGGATGTGCCAAATGTACCTGAGCCAACTACTGAAGAACTTGAAGCTGAGATTCCTCAATATCAACGACAGTTTGATGTAGAAACATTTAAAAAAGATATTGATTTTAAAGTTGCAGCATTACTCGATAGTACTGCACAAAGTCGTGGCTATAGTGATTCACAAAGTATTGCTAGTTATGTTAGTAGCTCTAACGTGCAATGGCATTCTGAAGCTGAAGCATTTATTGCATGGCGTGACCAGGTTTGGGAGCATGTTTATATTGAGTATATGGCTATTGATTCGGGCGGAAGTATTCCGAGTGAAGATGAGTTTATGACATCTTTACCACAGATAGTGTGGCCATCATGAAAAAGAAACCGTCCGTTGTAATGACTAAAAAAGACAAGAATCCTAGTGGAGGACTTTCTAGTGCTGGGAGAGCGAAATACAACAGAGCTACGGGCGGAAACCTTCAAGCCCCAGTTAGTGCTGAACAAGCCAAGAAGTCACCTAAGGCAGCAGCTAGACGAAAGAGTTTTTGTAGTAGGATGGAAGGCATGAAGAAGAAACTTACCTCTGCTAAAACTGCTAAAGACCCTAACAGTAGAATTAACAAAGCATTAAGAAAATGGGATTGCTAATATGAAAAAAGAAATATGGGATAAACCAAGACCCAAAAGCCTAGGCAAACCAAAGAAGCTAACTCCTAAACAAAAATCTAGTGCTAAGGCTATGGCAAAGAAAGCAGGAAGAAAGTGGCCAAATTTAATTGATAATATGATGGCGGCAAAAAAGAAATGATTAAGTGCTGTTCTAAATGCAAAAAAGAATTATTCATTACAGAATTTCACAAGCATCATAAAAAAAAGGATGGACATGATTCGCAATGTAAAACATGTAAAAATGAACATCATAGGCTGGCTAACAAAAAAAAATTAGAAATATATGATGCAATAGATGATTTATATATCAAATGCAGTAATTGCAATTTAGAAAAGCATAAATCAAATTTTTGGCGTGGCCAATCGAATTGCATAGAATGCTCTAAACACAAACAAAAAAATTCTTGGCAAAGCAGAACTCCTAAAAAAAGATTAGAGCAGCATTTAAAATATAAGTACAAAATAAGTTATCAAGAATTTGAAAGCGCTTGGAATAATCAAAATGGATGCTGTGCAATTTGTCTTGATGAATTACCTGACTTAATGGTTTATGAAAATAGACGCAGAGGATATTCTATTGACCATAATCATGAAACTGGTGAATTCAGGGGTATACTTTGCTTGATGTGTAATACTATGATAGGTATGTCGAAAGATTCTGTATTTGTACTGGAAAGAGCTATAAAATATCTTTATGAAAAAGGTACTTATAGTAAAAAATAATATCCGTGCAGCTAGAAAAAAGGGGAAATGAAATGCCATTGAAAAAAGGTAAAAGTAAAAAAACCATCAGTAGTAATATCTCTAAAATGATGAAAGAAGGTTACCCACAGAAACAAGCGGTAGCAGCCAGTCTTGCCTCAGCAGGCAAATCAAAAAAGAAAAAGAAAAAATAATATCCCCTTGATTGGGGATTTTTTTTAACTATGAAATTATTGGGAGATATATTTCATGATTTGTTACGATTATAATTCTATTATAACAAAAAAAGAAGCATACTGGTTTATATTCATTCTTGTTAGCCATGCAATATGGGTTACAATTAATACTGATATTAAAATTATTGGTAAAGGTTATAGACGTAATATATTTTCTATGCGAAATTGAAATGGTAGATATTTTACAGGTTACTACAAATGAAAATGAAAATGAAAATGAAAAAGAAAGGTAAAGGACGCAGTGGCAAGGGCTGCAAGTAGTATCACTTTAGATAGTACTGTATGTAAGTGTAATGCTTATGTATTACTTGTGACGGCCTCGAGTTCTCCTTATCCTTGGGGCCTATTATGAATATCAAAGCTTATACAACACTCGCTTTACTTGCACTTCTATTTACTTTTATAATGTCATGTTCTCCAGAAAGTAACGTTGATTTTCCTAGAAAACCTTGTTTAGAGCCAACAACTAACAATTCCTTTAAGCTTTGTAATCCCTTAGTTGCAATGGTTAATGATGATGTTGTTGTTGTGCCAGCAGGGTTTGAAACAGATTTGGCCTCCATACCTCGTGTGATATGGTTTATTCACTCGCCTACAGACAGTGAAACAATCTCTCCGGCCATATTGCACGATTTTATGTACTCATGCCCGGGCAAGTATTCCAGACGTACAATTGATAGCATTTTCTATAGCAGTTTGATTGACAACCTAGTTAACCCAATAGTAGCCTACGAGTATTGGCTGGCAGTTAGACTTGCTGGTAGCTCTCATTTCAATACAGGGACTCATTGTGCGACTACGGACATCTCAGCAGAAAAAATTTAAGATTAAACCCGAAGACAGAACAACCATAAACATATTAGAATACTGCAAACTTGCGCATCCAAGGTTATACAGCAGTGTTATCAAAATACATAATGAGGGCAACAGGTCACGTTCAACAAACATTCTTTTGCCTCGCCTTGGCTTTCGTGTTGGGGCAAGCGATCTATTTTTTGCTCTTCCTACGGCCACTTATCCAGGTCTATTTATGGAAATTAAAAAAGATGGCTGGAAGTTTACTAAAGCACAAGAAGAGCATATCAAAAGACAACAAGCTTTTATTGACCAAATGAATGCTAATGGTTATCTTGCAGATTGGGCTATAGGCACCGATGCAGGTATTGCTTTAATTGAAAAATATATGAAATCATAATGTATATAAAAGTTCCCTACATATTAGAACCACGTCATTACCAGATGGATTTCTTAAAAGCTATAAAGGAAGATAGGAACGTTTGTAGCGTTATTCATAGAAGGGCTGGCAAAGATACCATTTCAATACAAGCGTTGCTCTTGCGAAGCCTTATGAGGGTTGGCACGCATATATATCTATTGCCCCTACAAAAACAAGCAAGGGAAGTCGTATGGTCAGGCCTGGACCACACCGGAAAACCATTTATTTCTTATATACCTGAATGCTTAATCGAGTATAAGAATGACGCACGTATGGAGATGCGCCTTATAAATGGAAGCCGACTTATTTTTGGGGGCAGTAACAATTTTAACGGAATGATGGGAACAAATCCAGTTAGCATTATCTATTCTGAGTTTAGTTTACACAACCCATTAGCTAGACAATACCTTAATCCTATTTTGATTGAGAATGGTGGCCTTGAAGTATTACAGTTTACACCTAGGGGCAAGAATCATGGATGGGATGTATTCGATACGGTTAGGGAAAACCCTAGGTATTTAGTTCAACATTTATCCGTTAAGGAAACTAAGAAGACAGATGGCACGCCTGTAATTACCCCCGAACAAATCGAAGAAGCCAAAAAGATGGGTATGTCTAAAGAAATGGTTGAACAAGAATTCATGGTGTCATTCGAGATTGGAAACTTAGGTGCATACTTCACACGTGAGATGTCGGAGATGGAAAGAGAAGGAAGACTTACCACGCTCAAAGCAAATCCAAGTTTACCATTGCATAGCGCATGGGATTTAGGAGGCACAGACGCAACAGCAGGGTGGTTGTTTCAGATTGAAGGCAACCGTGTTAAGTTGCTTCACCTGCTTCACGACTCAGGACAGCCACTTAAGTACTATCTTGATGCAGCAGAACGAATCAGACAAAGTATAGGTTGCAAGTGGGGAAACCATTTTATGCCTCATGATGTAAAACAAGAACATCAAGGATGGGAACATACTGAGTCACGCTTAATGCAAGCCAGAAAAGCAGGATGGAACTTTCAGGTGACACACAAAGTAAACTTTGAAGATGGTATTGAAGCCATACGCTATGTTTTTCCAAACATCATGGTTGATAAAGTAAACTGCCAGATGGGTGTTAGAGCAATTCGGGAGTACCAGAGAGAATATGACGATGCTAGAGCATGCTACAAGTCAAAGCCTTTAGATAATTGGGCTACGCACATCGTAGACGCTTTAAGATATCTCTCCATAAATTACCGTCGCCTATATGATATCCCACAAGGGATGATACAGTATAGAGTAGAGGGGATGGGATGAGGACTTTCCTGATTAACCGCCCCTTGAACTGTAAATTATTT